AAACAAATGATTTAACACTTGCATATGCAGATTGCATACCATTAAGGAAACTATTGATTATCGCACTACCATTACTAAATAAGCTAATTCCTGAAGTTCCATCTTTTGCAGCATTAGCATTTTTCTTACCAGCACTGTTTGATCCACTTATGCCATCTTCAACACCTTTGATAAACATTTGAATAAGTTTGTGACCAGAAGCAAGAACTTCACCTAACGCATAGCCTACACCATAAACAAATTGCATTACTGCCTGAAGTGCATAATTAGCAATTTGTGGCATAGCTTCTGCAAGCCCTACTAAGAATTGTCCGATCAGATCAACTGCTGCTTGGATGATTTGTGGTAGACCTTGCGCTATGCCTTCGATAAAAGTAACAATCAAGTTGATTCCGGCTTGGATAATTGAAGGCAATTGCACATTTAAAGCATCCAAGAAAGCAACAATAATTTGTCCTACATAGGTAACAATCATTGGTATTCCTTGCAAAACTCCTTGCAAAAACCCTTGAATAATAGCTAATCCCTGTTGCATGATAAGAGGCATATTTTGTGCTATTATTGCTAGAATTTGAACAAACATTTTAAGGACTGTACTAGCAATTGTAGTAGTATGTTGGGAAACTTGAACAACCAATTGTGTAAGCAGGTTAGCAATTAAGCTTGCGATAAGCGGTACCGCTGTTGCGACTTGTTGGACAAAGCTAGTAATCATAGATGCCAAGCCCTTACCCATTGCTGTGAACAAAGGAACTATTGATGAGATATTTCCACTTAATTTAGAAAATGCACTAATAAGCACCGCTAATGATAGATTAATTAGCGCAATCCCAACACTAGCCATAAGAACCGCAGCACCAAAAGCAATTAAACCGGCTGCACCAGCTGTTAATACTGGACCGGCTAACGCAAATACAGCAGTCATAGCAACTATTGCGACAGTAATTGCTACTAATGCCTCGATTCCGGTTTTCCCAGTACTAGCAAACTTAGTTACAGCTAAAACAAGTAAAGCAAATGAGCTAACTAAGAGTGCTATTCCTGCATAAGCCATCAGTGCTTGTGGACCCATTGAACCTATTGCCTTACCTGCTACTGTAACAACTCCAACGATTGCAGCTAAAGCTACAGTAACAGCCGCTAGTGTTCCTACTCCAGCCATGCCTTGCTTAGCCAAGTTAGCTGTTGCAAAAACAAGTAAAGCCATGCCTGCAGCTGCTAATCCAACACCAGCACCAATCTCAAGAACTGCAGTTCCTAACTGTAGGAAATTGTTTGAAGACTCATCAGCAGACTTACCAGCTTTTTTTGTGTTTTGCCCGATCTCGTTCATTTTATCGCTAGTTTTAGGTAACATTCGGTTCAAAGGGGTAAATTTAGAAACTAAATTCCAAATGCCTTTGCCTGCTCCTACCACTACTTTTCCAATCTGTCCGACGTTTTTTAAAAATGCTCCACTTGCTGTAAGAACTGGACCAAGTACTGGTGTTAATCCAACAAAGCCTCGGATAACCTTAGCAATACCACTATTTGAAGCATTAGCCCATGACAAAGTGTTGTTAATCATGTCTAACAAGCCACCGCTTATTTTGTTTTGAGAATTGAGCGAGGTGTTACGTAACGCTTCCCAGTTACCACCAACTTGTTCAATTTTAGCACCGACATTTTTTTGCATTTCTGCAGCTTGACCGTTAAGGATCTTGTTGGCTTTTTTGCTTGTTCCTGCCGCTTTATCAACTGCTTTAGACCAAGCATTCCAACTCTTAGTGGAGTCGTTTGTTTTATTTTTCATCGCATCCATTAGAGGTGCAATAGCAGCCATACCAGATGTACCGAACATCTTTTTGAGTTTTTGGGTCTTCTCGCTATCGCTGAGCCCTTCCATTGATTTGTTTAATTCCTGAAGAATTTGTGGAAAAGGCTTCATTTTCCCTTGAGCATCAGTAAAACTAATACCTAAGTCGTTCATTGTTTCTTTAGCCATCTTAGATGGTGCTATCATTTGTAATACCGCGTGGTTTAAGTCTTCTGATGCTTGTGCAGCACTAAAACCTTTGTTTGTGAGTAAACCGATTGCTTCTGTAGAATCTTGCATATTCATGCCTGCAAGCTTAGCGGTTCCTGAGAAGGTCGCCATCGCCTGTTGCATATCCTCAATTGACGCATTGGACATGTTAGCAGTTTGAACTAAGATCTCTGCTGCTTGTTTAGGTGATTTTAACGAACTTCCCCAAATGTTCATTGCTTGCTGAACCACCCCTGCAGTTGCTTGCAAATTAGAACCGGCCGCAGTTGCTGCTTGTGCAATAGCTGGGAATTGTTCTTTGATTTGGCCAACAGAAGCACCGTTACGAGCCATTTCAACCATCGCATCAGAAGCATCTTGGGCGCTAATTGGCAAGTCAGCTCCCATTCGGTTCGCTACATCAGCTAAGCCACTGATATCTTTGGATGTTCCACCAGCAACAACTGCCGCAGTGTTAAGCGATTGTTGGAATTGACCAAAGTTCTTTAACCCAGCAACACCCATGGCAGTAGTTGCAGCCCCAGCAACCATCATAGCCTTGCTAACATCCGATAGTTTCTTGTTTGTGTCTGAACTGAAGTTTTGGACTGATT